TATTTGATGAAGCACTCGCATATAGGTCACGATGCAATACTTGCCGAGAATGTAACAATAAGTTGCGGAGCAAAAGTAGGCGGTCATACTATAATCGAAAGAAATTGTAACATAGGACTAAACGCAGTTATACATCAGAAGTTAAGAATACCCGAAGGGTGTATGATTGGTGCTTCGGCTTTTGTAGGAAAGAAATCTATTCTAAAACCTTTTCATAAATACGCAGGAGTACCTGTAAAAGAAATCGGTATCAATGCTCGTTAATATTATCTTTTTAGATTACGAAAGACACGACTTCACTCAACAAGTAAAGAACCATAATTTCTCAAATGCAGGGTATGACTTTTCTTTTACTCAAGTAGAAATGAAAGGAATATCCAGAGCCTTAAATTATGGAATCTCAAGAAGCAAAGCCTTTGATGCTGTGGTAACAATGGCTAACGATATCTTAATGCCAGACAATTGGCTTTTAAGAATGGTGGAAGCGGCTTTAAATATTCCCAATACAGGAATGTGCGGAATACATTGCGTAGAAGGAATCAATCCCCTACAAACAATAAACGGAATACAAATACACCCACAAGATGCTTCATTCGGAAATGTCTTAATACCGATGGCAGCAATAGAAAAGATTGGTTACTTTAACGAGGCTTATGACCCCTATGGAATGCAAGATTCTGACTATGCTTTCCGTTTAAAGATGACCGGTCACATAAACTACTACTTGCACGATTTAAGGTCTGAACACATAGGACACGATGTAGGGCAAGATACCCCTTATAGAAAAATGAAAGATGAAGGATTGAGTAAGTGTGATTACTTATGGGCAAGGGAAACACAAAAATACCAAGACAATAACGATTATACTATCTTCCTAAACGAATACGAATGAAAGCAGAGTTTATTTCAATAAGTAAAGTAAAAGCCAATCCAAACAATCCGAGAATAATTAAGGATGACAAGTTCCAAAAGTTGGTTAAGTCAATCCAAGAGTTCCCTCAGATGCTTGAAATCCGACCAATAGTTGTCAATGATGAGATGATTGTCTTAGGTGGTAATATGAGATTAAAGGCTTGCCAAGAAGCAGGAATAAAAGAAATACCCATTATCAAAGCATCTAACCTAACCGAAGAGCAACAAAAGGAATTTATCATTAAGGACAACGTAGGTTTTGGAGAATGGGATTGGAACGACTTAGCGAATAATTGGGATGCGAATGAATTAAGCGAATGGGGATTAGATATTCCCGGTTTTGAAGCAGAGGTATTAGAAGCTGAGGAAGATGATTTCGCAGCTCCCGAGGGTGGAATAGAAACAGACATCGTTGTAGGAGATTTATTCGAGATAGGAGAGCATCGTTTACTTTGTGGGGATAGTACGGATAGCGACCAAGTGGCAAAGCTAATGAATGGAAATAAGGCAGATATGGTATTTACCGACCCTCCTTATGGTATGGCATACGAAAGTAATGCGTGGGATAGTAAAAAAAGTGAGGTCAAGCAAAAAAGAACAGATACACAAATATTAAATGATGAAAACACAAATGTAGGAATTGATGCTTTAAATCTTATTCCTTTATTTTTAAATAATAATAGGCATTTTTATATTTGGTGTAGGTGGGATTGTTTTAATGATTTTAAAGAAGTATGTCAAAATATAGGTAAAATAAAAAGTGTAGTTGTATGGGATAAGGGTGGACCTGGATTAGGTGATTTAAAAGGTTCTTATGGGGATAGTGAGTGGGCAATATTTGGAATGATTGGAAGAAGGGAATTAAAAGAAAGGCAAAATGGTGTATGGCAAGTTAACCGTATGAAAGGCTTACAAATGCAACACCCTACACAAAAGCCATTAGAAATATGCGAAAGAGGAATTAATAACTCAACAAATACAGGTGAACTTATATTTGATTTATTTCTTGGTTCAGGTAGCACAATGGTAGCTGCACACCAACTTAAACGGAAATGCTATGGAATGGAATTAGACCCGAAGTATTGTCAAGTAATAATAGACAGGATGCGTAAACTTGACCCTACCTTGGTAATCAAAAAGAATGGGTTACCTTTAGAATAAATTAGAAGTAATAAAGAGAAATGGCAAACGAACATAATTTAATACCAGCCAAAAAGGGAGAGGTAAGAAACCCTAACGGCAGACCTAAGAAGTATGTAACGCTTTTAAGGGAGCAAGGGTATAAATTAAGTGAGATTAACGATACTATTCAAGTTATGCTTCAAATGGGTGTGGATGAACTAAAAGAGGTTTGGGATAACCCCAAGGCAACGATATTGGAAAAGACAATCGCCAATGCTATGCGTAAAAGTTTAGAGAAAGGTAGCTTGTATTCGGTAGAAACCTTACTAACAAGGGTTTACGGAAAGCCAAAAGAGGTTCAACAAGTTAGTAGTGATTCGAGAATAGAAGTAGTGTTTGTAAACGGGAAAACTATATTATAATCCGTAGGGGTAAAGGTTACATCAGACCTGCAAATTTTCTAATTTGGAGTGGGTGTTTAAAAGTCCTTACCCCGTTTTTAAATAATTACTCTGGATAGTATCCGCAGGGGGCTAAGTTGCAATGCGAGTAATGGCACTCTTCCTTGTCGCCAAAACACCCTGCTTACTTTTTTTTATAAGTATGTACAAATTTCAGTAAATTGCTATTTATAGCAAATAGGTTTTTACCACGTTTTACATCCAATCAAAAGCAACTTTGATAAATAAAACGTCTCAGTTCATTCGCGTACGTTGGCAAAAAGTGGGAGCAATGTCTAACCCGTGACAACTCTCGACAAGGAAGTTAAAGGTTCAAAGCCAGATAAACCCGTAGGGATACGGAGATAGGGAATGGGTACTGAGTGATAAATGCAGTTGCAAATAAAAAAGCATTTATAATTTGAGACAGGTTTGGTGTAACTTTGATTTACCCTACTTCCTTGGATATAGACGGGGTGTATCTAAACGATAATATATGAGATTAGAATTGCCACAACCTCACGAAAATCAGCAAAAGGTTTTAGATAGCAATGCAAGGTTTCGAGTTATAATGGCTGGAAGAAGATGGGGAAAAAGTGAGCTTTCGCAAATAGAAATCATTATCAATGCCTTACAAGGCAAACAGGTATTTTACGTTACCCCTACTTACAATCTGGCTCGTGTCTTTTTTGACCAACTAAGTAAAGCCGTACCTTTTGAAGCTAACAAATCAGAACTCTCAATTAAGTTCCCTAATGGTGGGGCGGTTTACTTTTTTACCGGGGAACGCTTAGATAACCTCCGGGGTAGGAAGTTTCACTTTGGGGTAATCGATGAGGCATCCTATATCCCTGATTTAGAGAACGGATGGTTAAACTCAATTCGACCTACCCTAACCGATTACAAGGGTAGGGCTTTATTTATCTCCACTCCTAAGGGTAAGAACTTCTTTTATTCCTGAGGTCAGCCACGAGGCTCCTATTGCGTTTGGGATTGATTTGGCGAAGTCGGTTGACTTTACTGTAATCATAGGCTTGGATAAAAACGGCTCTGTTTGTTACTTTGATAGGTTCCAAAAGGATTGGAGACAAACCAAACAAGTAATAAATAATTTACCTAAAATACCGATGCTGATTGACTCAACAGGGGCAGGAGACCCAATCTTTGAGGACTTACAAAGAGATGGTTTGCCGGTAAGTGGGTTTAGGTTTACATCAACAAGTAAACAACAACTAATGGAAGGTCTCGCTTCGGCTATCCAACAAAGAAAGATAACCTTCCCACAAGGACACATAACTGAAGAGTTGGAAATCTTTGAGTATCAATACACCGCTACCGGGGTAAGGTATTCAGCACCGCAAGGCTTTCACGATGATTGCGTAATGTCACTGGCTCTTGCTTGGCAACACTACTCACGAAATACAGGACAAGGGAAGTATTCTTTTCTTTGAACAAACTAAAGGGTTTTTCTATTTAAGGGTATGAATTGGAAAGACCTTAACGTATTTCAATGGCAGCAACTCAATGACCTTTTCCTAAAAAGTAAAGAAGTTACTGATTTAGATTTGGCAATAAGTGCTGCTTCTATTTGTACCGGCTTAACGGAACACGAAATTGATTCTTTGCCTGTAAGCGATTTGCAGCCTCTTTTAAAGGCTATTTCTTTTATCCACGAAGAACTCAAGCCACAACCAGAAAGGTTCATAAAACTCAAAGGAAAGCGTTACAAGTGTATTTACGATGTACGCAAGATTCCTGCGGCTCGTTACATAGAAACTAAACACTTCGGTAAAGATGTAAACGCAAACCTTCACAGAATAGCTGCTTGTATGGTTATGCCGATGAAGAAAACCTTATTCGGTTGGAAAGTAGATAAGTACGATGCAAGTAAACACGAACAATACTCACAAGACATTTTAGAAGCACCAATAACGCAAGTCCTCGGAAGCGTGGTTTTTTTTTATCAAGTATACAGAAATTGGATAAAGAGTTCGAAGGATTATTTGATTCGGGAGATGATGGAGAACAAGCTAACGAGATATCAAGCCGAAGCGGTTCATCAGTCTTTATGCAGTATTATGGATGGATATACCAAACCGAATTGGTTGCTACATTCGAAAGAATCACGCTTGAAGAGGCTTATGAGTTACCTACGCTCCAATTCCTTAATGACTTGGCATATCTTAAATCGAAAAGCGAATACGAAGCAGAAGAACTAAAAAAAGCGTATGGCAAAAAGTAGCAAACAGAATTTAGATGAAGTATTTGCAGGTTTAGAAAACGTAGTTCCGGGTTCTAAAGAATATGAGGAAGTCAATCTAATTGGGGTTGATAAATACCTTCGTGTATCTATTGAGGCATTTTTAAAAAGAGCAAACGATAATATAATAAAATATAATTTAGTTAGTTCTGGAAATTTACAAGATTTAGGTTTTAGTGTTACAGAAAATAATAATGGTTATACTATAACAGTTGGATATAGTAAAGATAATCCGGCTTCAGAATATTATGATTATGTGAATAAAGGGGTAAGGGGTTTTATATCAGGAACTCCAAATTCGAAATATACATTTAAAAGTGCTTTTCCAAATAGGAAAATGGCAGCTAACATATTTTCTTGGATAAACAAAAATAGAATTAGAGATAAATATGAGGCTAATGTTAATAAAAGTCAACTCGGTAAAAAAAGAGCAGGATTAACAAAAATGGTTAGCGAGGCTAAAAATAAAAGAGGTTTAGCTTATGCAATAGCCACAGGAATAAAAAAGAAAGGATTGAAAAGAACATTATTCTTTGATGATGCAATAGCATTCGCTTTTGGTCAAGATTTTGTAAATGGATTAGCAAAAATATTAGGCAAACAAATAACGCTACAAATAGGGGGAAATTATGGCAATAGTAATCAATAGTTCACCGGATATTTATTCAAGCCTACACGCTCCGTTATGGTATGTGGTAGGTTCAAATAATAACTTGCAAACAAATTTTAAATATGTTTGTGATGTTTACGTAGGTGGCAATCTCGTGGCAAGATTAAAATCATATCCACAACCTGTATCAACAAAAGGTATTTTTAATGTTTCATCAATAATAAGAAACTATTGGGCATCATATTTTAAACCAGACATCGTAACCCCTTCGGCTTTCTCTTATACAGGTTCAGATATTTATGTAGATTTTGAAATTAAATTCGGAGAAGAGTACGATGGAACTACATACACAAATTTAGCTACAAGTACAAAGAGAGCCTATAACTACGTTCAAGATTATCTTTACACTCCGACAAGTCCGATGTATCTTACTCCGTTAGAATACGAAACACAATACCAAGGAGTTTATTTATCAAATCGTGACTATGCCAATATCTACTTTAACAAAGAAAGATTACAGACAGGGTATTTATTCCTTTCCTTTTTATCGGATGCGGAGAATACTACTAAAACACACTCTATTGATGTTTCTGTATGGAACGGAAGTACAACAACAAACTACACAGGAGCAGGGGTAAGTTTTAAGGACTTCGCTTTGTTAGACATTTCTCCAAGAGCAATCAACGATTATATTGCTTCATCAATAATTACTTCCACTACTGTTTATTATGATGTTAAAATAAAGATTGCAGGAAATTTAAGAGACACCGCAAGAGTGTATTTAAATTGTACGCAGAACGATGTAGTTACTTTACATTTCTTAAATGCTCTTGGTGGTTATGATACGATGGATTTTACCGCAGTTAATAGACAAACAAGAAACGTAGAAAAGAGTTTGTTTGAAGGTTTTGAATACGGCTATAACGATGGAGTGTATGATGCATCAATGAGTAGGGCAAATGCTTATGGAGTTTTATATGGTGGAAGTACACAGTTTGCTACAAGGCAAAGATTAACCTATAAGTTGATTTCCAATTGGTTAAGCTATATTGATTATTTGTGGGTTAAACAATTAATTGCATCTCCAGAAGTATATCTTGAAAGAGGTAATAATTTTATTCCTATTAAGATTGGAACAAATAGTTGGACAGAGAAAAAGCGTTACGCAGATAAGACCTACAATTTAGAACTTGATATTGAAATCGGCAATAACATAAACTCACACTTCTATAACCCTTCAGCAGATAACGTGGGTTACAACTTTAACGCAGCAAAAGCAGCAAGTTGTGTTATTTATGTAGATAAGATACAAGTATTTAAAGGCATTTTAAGGCTATTGGAAATAACTATTGATAGGGGAACAATAGAATACGAGTGTGCGGTTTTTGGGGAATTAGGTGGGTTCATAACGGCTTTAAATAATAAAAAGTTAGAGGATTTAGATTTTAGTTCTTATGACCACCAATGGACATACGATAACATAGTTAATTCTTGGCAACAGGCTTCTGGTACTACTGCATCCGGAATGGGATATTATTATCCTCTTATTGACTACGGACAAGTATCGCATCCAGATAATAACCATCCGAAACGAAGTTGGATATATAAAGCCTTCAGACCTGCATTATTTGTTAGGGAATATTTAGATAAGATAATCACTAATTCGGGTTATACTTGGGAAGGAGATTTCTTTAATTCAAATCTTTTTAAAAGGTTAGTAATACCTAATAACCAAAAGTCATTTTCAAGGTTAAGGAACTATAACTTCCAACGTAGAAACTCAAGCTATACATTTACTGAAGCCGATGGTACTTCAAAGTTATTTCCATTACCTATTTCTGAATTAACACAGAACTATACACCAAACGGAACGTTTACACAATTTACTTATACAGGAACAAGTTTTACCGGACAATACGAAACGGATATAAGATTATTCTGGCAAAAGAATAGTTCCATTCCTTTCAACTTTGATGTTTTAGTAAACGGAACAATAGTTGGCACACATAGTTGGGAAAGTTCAACTTCTCCAACTCCTGTTCTTTTTGAATTAAAAGTAACTAATAACATTACATTAAATACAAACGATGTATTAAGTTTTAGATTCAGACAAGATATTGCGAGTGATTTTGAATTATCGGTACAAACAGGGCAAGGGTTAATAAGAATAAAAACACCGGGATTGGTGCCTGTTGATTTTGTTTTAAATGATATGCTTGAAGTAAATCAATCTATACCAAAGGGTGTATTTCAAAAGGACTTTTTTGCTTCGATAGTTAAAATGTTTAATCTATATGTTGTTGAAGATACAACCAGAGATAAGCATTTAAAGATTATTCCTTTTATAGATTACTATACAACAACGGCTAACTTCTTACAAGTAAATGACCTTGAAGAGGAATTGTTAGTTGATAATGTTGATTTGCTTTTATTAGATGATTATAGTGCTTCGCATTTAGATTGGAGTGCAAAAGTAGATAGAAGTAAACCCTATAAGTTAAAGCCAATGTCTGAACTTAATGGAAGATACTTTGAGTTTAAATATAAAAGCGATGCTGATTATTACAACGAAATATATTCAAAAAGATATTCCGAAGGATATGCAGACCATATAGAAGATACAGGATATGATTTTGCAAACGATAAACAAACATTAGAAATAGTATTTTCAGCTACTCCTTTGGTTGGTTATTCTGGAGAGGACAAAGTATTCCCAACTATATTTAAACTTTCTAATACTCAAAATTCTCAATCCGAAGATACAATAGACCATAACATTCGGATAATGCAAATTCGTAAAGTTAATGATGTAACAACTTGGTTCATTAAAGATGGCAACCAAAACATAGGTGCAGGTTTAACAAGCTATGGTTATGCAGGACATTTAGATGACCCGGATACCGCAACTTCTGATATTAACTTCGGTGTACCTAATCAATTGTATTTTACCTTATCTGTAAATTACCCTTCAGCTAATTTGTTTAACGGATTCTGGAGTGATTACGTTGCGGAAATAACAAACAAAGATTCTAAACTTTTAACTTGCAATCTCTATTTAAAAATAACCGATATGTATGGTTTAGATTTCTCAAAACTGATATATATAGATGGTGCTTTATGGAGATTGAATAAAGTTATTGACTACAACCCTACGAACCCCGAAAGCACTAAATGTGAATTTTTACGAGTAATTGAATTAACATACGAATAATGGATTTAGATATTAAAAAAATACAACAAAACTTTATTGTATCTAACGAAAGTATTTCGATTAGCTATAATGCTATTTCTGGTTTATTGAATATCTATTCTTTAAAGCAAGAAAAGTCAATCGTAGAAGCACAAAACAAAGTTTCACTATCTCAATATTTGCCTACAAATAACACCTTACTACTGAAAGACAAAAGGGTAAAAGTAAAATATGTTACACCCTCTACTTGGAATGATGCTTTTAAATTAATTAAATTATTATGGCAAACGAGACAGTTGGCGTAAATGTCAATATAAAAACCAATGTTGCAGGTTCTATTGGGGAATTAAAGGCTTTAAAAAAGCAATTAAAAGAAACTGCTGCTGGGTCTGATGAATTTGTTAAACTCACGAATCAGATTGATGATTTAGAAGATAAACTTAAAGGAAGTAAACAAGCCGCAGGAGATTGGGTTGACCAATTAGCTTCAGCACCGGGTCCTCTTGGTCAAGTTGGTGGTGCATTAAATAGGTTAAAAGTATCTACTCAAAGTTTTGGTGGAGCATTGAAAGCTACCGGAATTGGTTTGTTTGTAGCTGCGTTAGGTGGTTTGATTGCTGCTTTTGCTCAATCAGAAAGGGCAACTAAAAAACTACAACCTTTACTAATAGGATTTGAAAGAATATTCAATGGAATATTTGCAGCTATTGAACCTGTCTTTGATGCTTTTATAGATTTAGCAACAAAGGCTTTACCTTATGTAACACAAGGGTTTGGTGTTGCTTATTCAGCGATTACTTCATTTATTCAAGGTATTGGTACTTTAGGACAAGCGGTAGGTAAGTTATTACAAGGAGATTTTGTTGGTGCTTGGGATAGTGCAAAAGAAGCCGTTACAGGTTTTGGGAAAAGGTATGATGATGCCAACAAAAGATTTATATCTGGCACAAAAGAAGTAACTAAAATTGAGCAAGAAGAATTAGATAAGAGAAAAGCGGCAGCAGAAAAAGCAGCAGAGGAAAGGAAAAAAAGACAAGAAGAAGAAGAAGCCGAAGAAAAGAAAAGATTAGAAAGGCAATTAGAATCAAGAAGGGCTTTGCTTATTTATACACGCGATGAATTAAGAAAGTTTGAAAAAGAACAAGCTGAAGCAGATAAAAAAAGAAGAGAAGAAGCCGAAGCAGAAGCAGCGTTAAATACAAGAAAAAACTTAATAAATCAAGTTTCATCTGCACAAGAAGTTAGTAAGGCTTTATCTGTTATTACTGCTAATAACTTACAATCAGCAAGAGACCAATATTCATCTTTATTAAGTTTTGAAATTGAATCTGGTAATTTATCATATAAAGAACAAGAAAAAAGATTTCAACAAATTCGTGAACTTGAAAGACAAAAATTAATAGATAGACAAGCAACACAAGCTGAACTTGATTTATTTGATAAACAATCTAAAGAACAAGAAAAGAAAAGAGATGAAGCAGCAGCGGAAACAAAAGCACAAATTATTTCTGGAGCATTAGGTACTATTGCTGATGCCGTTGGAAGAAATACAATTGCAGGAAAAGCTGCATCTATTGCTCAAGCTACTGTTGATACTTATGCGGGAGCGAACAAAGCATTGGCTACTTATGCACCACCATTTGGAGCAATTGCTGCGGGTACAGTTATTCTTGCGGGATTATTAAATGTAAGAAAAATTATTGGAACTAAAATACCACCGCCACCGGGTTCAAAAGGAGTTAGCGATAACACTACGGCACCTGCTGCTGCACCTATTACACCGGGGCAATTTATACAATCAAGTCCTACTGTATTAAATGCACAAGCCATTCAAGAATTAGGTTCAGCAACTAATAGAGCCTATGTTGTTGAAAGTGACGTCACTAACTCACAAGAAAGAATAAGAAGAATTAATAGGGCTGCAAGATTAAGTTAAAATCTATTTATAGTTATGGAAAAAGAATTACCAATATACCGATTAGATATAGTTGAAGATTTAGAATCAAATGTCGAAGTGGATTTTGTCGCATTAGTTGATAGACCTGCGATTGAGAAATCATTTTTAGCGTTTCAAGATTCGTATTCCGATTATCCAGATTCAGTTAGTAACAACGCAAAGGCTGCTTTAAAATGGGCAGATGAAAACGGATGGGGTTCTTGCGGTACTCCTGTTGGAAAGCAAAGAGCAAACCAATTAGCAAACGGAGAGCCGATATCTTTTGAGACAATTAAAAGAATGTACTCTTTTCTTTCAAGACACAAAGAGAACGCTCAAAGTTCAAAGGGTTACGGAGATGGTTGTGGGCAATTAATGTACGATGCGTGGGGTGGAGCAAGTGCTTTAAGTTGGGCAGAGGCTAAAATAAACTCAATAGAAAAACAAAAGTTTGCCATTCAAGATGAAGAGGAAAGGATTATTTCCGGTGCTTTAATGTTAGCCGATACTCCTATTTACCGAAACGATGCCAATGGGGAATACTATGTTGTCTTTACTAAAGACACTATTAAAAAGATTGCTCAAAAATACTTTAAGAAAGGTTACCAAAATAACGTAAATTTGATGCACGATTCCGGTCAAGTAATGGATGGAGTAACAATGTTCGAAAGTTGGATAGTAGATGAAAACAGAGGGATAAAACCAATGAAGGGTTTTGAAGATGTGAAGGATGGTAGTTGGTTTGGTTCTTTTAAAGTTGAGAACGATGAAGTTTGGCAGATGATTAAGGATGGCAAAGTACAAGGATTTTCTGTTGAGGGAATATTTAATTACAAAACCAATCTTCCAGAGCCTACTAAAGAAG